ATATACTTTGTTTGGTATTTCTACAACTTGAAAATTCATATCTTCTGGATGCATATCATAATCTTGAAACAAGTCATCCTCAATACTCATGCCTGGCAAACCAGCAGGAATGTCTTTTACTCGTTCAATCTTTCTTGCACGAAAGTAATCGTCAATTCGTCCAAAGTCTTTGAAGTATTCCATCAACTTGGTTGCGGCATATATTGAATCTTGTTTATCTAATATCATCCAAAAAAGTCCTCAAGTGTTGTTTGTGTTCCATAGGAGCGGTCAATCTTCCAACCAATCTGATTACAGATAAATGTCAGAGGTTCGACAAATGCCTTCTCAAATTGCATATCATAATCCAGATACTTGTGAATATCAAACTCCTTCGGCAACTTTGTCATAAAGGAAATGACACCAGACTGCATCTGGTTAGGTGTTCTCATGTTGAGAAACTTAATCTTCTCACCTTCTTGGATGAGGGGATACTTCCCTGTAAGTTTCTGCTTTCTGAGAAAGTGATTGTACAGAATAACACCCTTGATATGCATCGGAGCGCCTTTCTTGAAAATACCAGAACTGTCACTCCACTTGTCAATACCATTGACTGAACGAGGGAATGCAATCTCTTCTGGTGAAAGTTTCATAAACTCCTCACGAAACTCTTGGATGAAAGTGTTTACATCTTTCTCTGTACCAGACATGATAACCTTTAGTGCCTGTTTAATCTTTTCACGACAAGGTGCAGGCGTAGATGACTTGACTGCTTCGATGCCCATAATCTTGAGTTGTGGGTCTTGATAACGAACACCTTCGATATCCCATGCATTGAGAATGTATCTTTTCTTTGCAGTCCAGATACCCTTGTCTGCAATCACCTCTCGTGCCATCTGCATCTTCTGATCGAATGCATTTACATACGAAGCAAGATCTTGATAACTGCCATCAATAAAAGGTTCAATCTTCTCACGAGCAATCGTATCCAAGAAATCAACCGCCCTTCCACGATATGAGTCCTCTGATTCATCTGTTCTTTTTTTAAGCACCTTATCAATAAGTTCGTCAAACCTAATGTATACTGAATCCGTATCTGACGCAATAACATAATCTTTATCCTTACTATTTAGCAACTTGTTCAGATACCCATTTAGCGCCTGTTCAATCCAGCGAATAGATAACTGTCCAGAGGTTGTAATACCTTCTGCAATACGCAAGTCATAATACCGAAACCATTCATTACCAATCGCACCATAAGCAGAGTTCAAGGAAATCTTTCGTGCCATCTGGATGTTTTGATAACGAGACACATCGTTTAGATATTTGGGGTCTTTGGTATCTTCATATTGTTGTTTTGCATCGAGCATTTTCTTCTTGTAGATAGTACGATCATTGTACATCTCTTGCATCATCTCAGGCAGAAATCCCTGTTCCTTAGTTCTGAACAATGCACCGTTTGGTGTGCAAGTTACACTTGCTGGTTTTAGTGGTGACAAGTCATGTTGTTTCTGCAACAACTCATTCACCGACTTCTCCGAATCAAATCCCATCGTTTTGGGCAGAAGTGTTTCGGGAGAAATGTTGTACTGCATAATCAAGTGTGGATACAGTGAGTTCAAGTCAAAAGACATAACCCACTTATGTTGTCCAACCTGTGGTTCTTTGACATATGCACCAATATACTTATCACCCTTACGGGCGTGACTTGTTTTCTGGGGAATGACAATCTTCTTCTTGAGAAGATGGTTGTAAATAAGAACATCCCAATACTTCACTGACGTAAACGCATCAGACAAATTCACCTTTGCCTCATACGTCATAGTCAACATCAAATCAATCAGTTTCATCTTGGCATCAAGTCTATCGACAAGTTCAACGTCCATGATGTTATAGTCTAGGAACGACTGATAGTCTTTTGTATACCACTCACGAAAAGTCTCAAAAGGATTTTCATCCTTTCGTTCGCCGAGTTCTACAAATGCGATATGGTCAAGACGATATGATTCTTGACTAGAATAAGTAAACTTCTTGTACAGTTGAAGATAGTCAAGTTCTGATACACCCATGATGTCATAGACTTGATCCTTGCGTCCATAACCACTATTCACCATCTTGGCGTTTACAACACCCCAAGGTGACAGACGTTTCATAGCGTCCTCACCCATCACCGATTTGATACGGTTGCAGATATAAGGAATATCAAAGAACTCTGTATTCCAACCAGTGATTACGTCTGGATGGTCAGATTCCCACCATGAAAGAAACTGTGCCAATAGTTCACGTTCTGTCTGACACTGAATATACTGAACATCTTCTCTGTCGTTTTGATAGTCGTGCAATCCCCAAACCTTGATGCGTCCTGTATCATGGTTCTTGATTGTGATGGAAAGCATTGGTTCAAGTGCTTGATCAGCATTTGGGAAACCGTTCTCACACTCCACCTCAATATCAATAGTGACAATACGCATCTGCGAACTGTCAAACTGAATCTGCTTGGAGTATGTTTCTGAAATATAGGTATAGGGAAACTGTGTCATACCATGCACTAGGTGAGGTTGACTTTCATATTGGGAAACGAATTCCTTTGCCTCTTTGATAGAGAGGAACTTCATAGGATTGACGTTATTACCGTCAAGCGTTTTCCAACCAGTTTCTTTTTTTACTGGAACGAAAAGAGTGGGTTCGTACTTAACTTTGTAGTTAGAACGAACACCATTCTTTACGGCACGAACAAGTAATTGATTGCCCCATTGGGCGATATGTGTATAAAAATTCAAGACTTTTTCCCTTATCAACTGTACTCATTATATAATAAAAAGGGAAGAATGTCAAGAGAAAAGTGGCATCTGATCTTCTGCTACGAAATGTTGCTCGATTGCATCAATTCTATCTTGTGCTGCAGCGATCTTGTCTAGTTCAGATTCTACTGCTTCTGCGATATCAGAATGCTCTCCGATACCAGCAGGGTTCTTTAGGTATACTGCGATGTTTGCTTTGTGCAGTGCAATCTTACCTTCATTATGTTTTTTTATTGCGTCAAGTAGTGTCATTATTTTTCGCCTTTCTTATCTTTCAATATCACGTTTATGTAGTTCAAGTTTTGTTGTTATAACATACTTTCTTTGAGGATCAACCCTCACATTCATTCTTCTCATAAAATCTCTGTTAAGAAGAATCCTTGTTCTGTTGCGTCTATCGTCAACAGTAAATTCCACATCTTTATATGTAGTTCCAGCGAACTCCACATCAAGTTTAATAGTATATCTCTCTTCTGAATAATCTCTTAACCCACCAAGATTAACTTTCTTTTTTCTTACAAGAGGGAAAGAATGTCTCTCATCAAATAAAGTAAAATGAACCTTACCACCCTTTAGTTCAATATCATCGCCGTGTATTACTGATAAAGAAGAATTTCCTGTATCAAACTTTGCAATGATTGGGCCCCAAGGTTTTATATAAAGTGTCTCTAAGAAACCACAATCGTGTGGTTGTGTAAATCTATTGTTCTTGTCCATGAAATGTTTTAGGAGAATTTTACTAACATTCTCACCAGTTGCTTCTTCTATACCTTCTGTGCCAGGCGAGTGATTTACTTCCAAAAACTTTGGTCTGATTTTTTCTCTGTCTTTTGATGGGATAAAATCTACACCTGTAAAAATACCACCAATAGATTTTGCAGCATGAATACATTGATCCTTTTCAAGTTCAGTTAACTTGAAAGGTTCTACCTTTGCACCCTGTGATGCATTAGAACGAAAATCGCCTTCTACAATGTTCCTTTTCATTGCTGTAATAACAGTATTGTTTAGAACTAAAACACGAACATCATAATCAGTCTTAATGTATTCTTGAATGAGCAAATCTGTTTCTTCGTTTGTTTTATAAAGTGTCTGTGTAAGTGCCTTCAATGATCTTTCAGATTCAACCCAAAGAACACCAACACCCTTAGAACCTTCCAGTGTTTTCATAATCATTGGAAACTTGGAATCTAGTTTTTCTAGTGCTGTTGGAATTGCTTCTGGATCAGATACAAGAACTGTTTTTGGTTGGTCTAAACCAAAATCCTTTAGTCGCAAATATGTTCTGTATTTGTCAGAAGCACGTTCTAAACACTGCCTACTGTTTATCATTGGAATGCCAAGTCTTTCAAGTTGAGTAATCAAATCTAGATAACTCAATCTAGTTGGCGAACCACGCATAAAGACAACAGTATCGTCTTGACTTATTTCAAAACCCTTTTCGTCATCATCTCTATGAATAGTAATTTTACCATCTTCTGAAAAAATATAAGTGCCACGCATTGGAACAACATACATTTCAATGCCGAGTTTCTTTGCTTCCTCAGTCATTCTGTCTGCTGTTTTACCTTTTTCACCATGTTCAGTAGATATAACTACTGCACGATATTTTTCAATATCTGGTTCTATTTCTTCTGTGATAAAATCTGTGAACGACTGTGCCACTATTGATCTCTCTTCTTGCCGATATTATATTTTGTTTCCAGTTCCCACTCATCCTTTTCCTTGAAGGCAATCACTTTGATTTGTGACAGGGGTGCTTTGGGTTCTGCATCACCTACGATTTCAATCAATCCCCAATCACCAAGTAGTCCAGCAATTGAGTTACGTCTTGATATATCGTTTTCATTTAGGTTAGTTTCCTTACCGTCAAGAGCAAAGAGTTCCTTGAAATGCACAATGTAGTACTTACCCTGTTTATGTAGAATGTGACAGGACTGATATAGTTTTTTCTCTTTACGAGAGGCGACACCAATACGAGATAGTGTCTCACGAACCTTTAAGAAGTCATCGGGTTCTTTTAATTTTACTTCTAGCATCGACTCTGGATGCCATTCAATTTCATTCATTTTCTTCCACCTTTGTTCAAACTATCCTTGATAGTCTTTATCTGATCATTATCAAGTATCTGAAGAGCCGCTTTTGCTTTCTCATTACTATAACCAAAATACTCTTTTACATACTCTAAATCTTTCAACTTGTCTGCCTTTATCCAAGGAGCGTATCGTTTCTTCGATCTAATAGTATTTAGTAAAAAGTCATATTGCAGTTTACTGTCAAGGTGGTGGCGTTGATTCATCTCATTAACAAGCATAATGGTGTCATTGAATGGCGCCAAACACTTGTTAATGATAAAAGGGGAATATTTCTTTTCCCACATAGGATCATCTGAATCAAGAAGATGTTCCTTGGTTTCGTTGATAGACTTTAGATAATGTTTTAACTCGTATCCACTCATTTCCAATTCACCTGTGTTATAATCTCAACCATATATGCAAGCATATTGATTTCTTGATCAGCAACAAAGGCGGACTTGTATGAGTAGTCTGCTGTTGCGAGAACAAGATGCGGTACGGTTTGTGGTTGTACTTCATCGTATAATATATCATAAACTTTACGATACATACGAGCAGGGTCATTATCTAAGTTGTTTGCAACCCATTTACGAATAGACTTGAAATCTTTCTCTTTGAGAAATGTAACCAAGTCTTTCATGTTAGTTTCTGATAGATTAACTAGAATACCACTGTCAATCATACCAGAGGCAGAATACCTTTGTAGTTCGTTTAGAACTCTTCTCCAATCGGGGAAGTGTTTCTCAACAATACCAGCAACCGCCTTTGGTTCAAACTGAACATTCTCTGCAATGAGAATATCCTGTACACGTTTGAAGAACGCACCAGCGAGTTTAGGTTTTTCTGTAGTTGGAATACGAAACTCTACAACAGAGCATCGACTATGCAAAGGGTCGATGATACGGTTCTTGAAGTTACAGGTAAGAATAAATCCACAGTTCTTATGGAACTCTTCAATGAACCCACGCAGGGCGGGTTGAGTTGATTGTGGATTTAGATAATCTGCCTCATCTAGAATCACAAACTTACGATTACCATCCATAGAGACAGTACTTGCAAAGTTCTTGATTTTGTTTCTGAGTACATCAATACCCGATTCTTCAGAACCGTTAATCATCATATAAGTAGCACCTAGTTCCTCAAGCATTGCTTTTGCAACCGTGGTTTTACCTACGCCAGGCCCACCCGATAAAAGAAGGTTTGGTATGTGTCCTTCATTCACAAAGGTCTGGAAAGTTGTTTTCAAATCATCAGTGAGAACACAATCACTAATCTTCGATGGGCGGTATTTCTCCACCCAAAGCATCACATCATTCATAATATATTTCCTTCTGGTTTAGGCAGCTTCGAGAGCAATAAAGTATTCGATAGGTTTGGATACATTTTCAAAACGTGAAATGCCCTTTTCGGATACTTGTACCTTGTAATCACCAGAAAGAAGTTTGAGGTTTTCTACTTTGAAGAAGTAGGTGAAGTTGTTTGGAGCGTTTTCACCAACTGCAATACTGAAATCATTAGACGTATCATTCTTACGGTCAGTAACAGTCAGTTTAATGTCACCACCAGCAGTTCCAGTAAGAACCACATCTGGAACACCAAGAACAGCAGATGCCTTTAGAATCTGATTGAATGTATCTTGTGTAAAGGTAAACTCTACATCTACACTCGGCATAGTGATTTCGGTTTTGGGTGCAGTCACGATAGATGGGTCACTGAACATATAAGTCAGATTACTACCACCACCCTCTTCGTTAAGTCTTACACTCTTCTCATCAAAAGATAGTGTAGGGTCTTTGAATAGAGACATTGCAGACAAGAACTCGTTCAAGTCATAGATGGCAAATTCATTGTTGAAAGTATCTGAAACAGTTGCCTTTGCAACGATGTTTTTCATCGCCGACATTGTTCCAATCACAGTTCCATTCTTTACCAGAAGATTCTGGTTAATGGTAGAAAAGTTCTTTAGAACTTCTCTGGTATCATTACTAAGTTTCATATCAATTATTCTCCGTTATATCGTGATTATGAAGTGCCATTATACCATAATGGATCACCTTTAGCAAGTCATTTCTGTTCTTGCCGTCCTTTTTTCCGTATCGTTGACTGTATTTCAGAATGTTACCGATAC